CTGCTGCAATAGCAGGAGTACCACCAATGATAGCAGAAACAAAAAAGTTTCTTTCTTTATCATAGATGAACATACTTCTTCCATTGAGGATTCTATCCTCTACAACTTCAGGAGGAACCCCATGAAGAAGTGCATGGTAATGATTTCTATGATTAGAAATCACATAATCACCATCTTCAATTTGATCAAAGATTTCAATCAGTTGATCCTCATTCCCACCAGACAAGTGAAAAAGAAATGGAAGTTTATTGTCCAAATAAAGATCACCAATATGATCTTCAAAAGCAATTAGTTCCTCTTTAGTCCATTTCTTTCTCATACGTTTTCTCCAATTTTAATCATGATTCTACCAGCATTACCTGATTTAAGCAAATCAAATGCTTCATTAATTTGATCTAATGTAAAATAATGTGTCACAAATTGTTTCACATCAAGAATTCCTTCCTCATGCATTTTCACATATCTTGGAATATCTTCTTGAGGATTTGTTTTACCTCCTTGAGTTGCTTTGATGCTCTGTCCCATCCCATTAAAAAGATTAACTGCATTCATCACTTCAACCATCTTTCCTGGTGCAGGTTGACCCACAAGTATCATTCTTCCATTATTAGATAACTTACTAATACAGTTGGTAATGACTTCTGGAATTCCAGTTGTATCTATAATTACATCTACCTTATCAACATTTTCTACACTATCAGTAAATGTAGTTGCTCCTGCAGTAAAACACAATTCTCTTTTTTCTACATTATTATCAATAGCATAGATTGGACAAGCACTCTTCATAGATGCTGCCTGAATCAAATTCAAACCAACACCACCACATCCAACAACTGCTACACTTTCACCAAACTTAAGATCAACCTCATTGTCAATGATACCCATAGCAGTTGTAAGGGCACACCCAAGAACAGCACAAAGTTCTGGTGGTGTATCTTGAGGAACTGCAGTCAATCTATTTTCAGAAACAATAGAATACTCACTGAGAGTAGTAACTTTACCACTACTCATAGATTTACCATCCAACACATATGATGGAAAGGGTGCCTCAATGCCAGTTCCAGGTCTCCAGTGCATCACCACCTTATCACCAACCTTGACTGTAGTGACACCAGGACCAACTTCTTCTACAATTCCACACCCTTCATGTCCCATTAGGTGAGGAAGAAACTTTGCATTTCCCTTGTATCCTTTAATCTCATGAAGTTGTGCGCCACACAATCCACTCATGAGAACTTTAACCAATACTTGACCAACTTTCAGTTCAGTAAGTTCTACTTCTTTAACTGCTAAAGGTGCATCAATTTCAACTAATACTGCTGCTTTCATACTTGTTCAATTAAATTACAAACTTCTTCATACAATTCATCTAAATCATTAATGTTTACAGTTTTGTCGCCAAAATCATAAGCACAAATATCATTAGTATAATTTACAAATTTAATATAATTTTGCATAGACCACTTATTTAGTGAGATCCAAAGAGGTGCAGTTGGAACACCCAAGACAACTTTACAATGTTTAGATAATTGCCCAATACCAACTAACGATAAATTATAATCTAATGTACACTCATAGTCTAAAAGTTTTTGTGTAGTAATAAAAGTTTTATTATTTTCCTTTAACAAATTTGCAATTTGTACAAACAAATTGTCTTGTTCTTCTGGAGTTATTTTCATCTGACCACTATGACAATAACTATTCACCAAAAGAAAATCATATTTAGAATTTAAAGTATCACCTAACAATACTTTTTGATCAAAAATCATTTCATCTTTATGTGTGAAAGGAAATACTAAATCATTTGTTTGACAAACATATTTCCAAATTTCAAGCAAAACAAATCCCAAATCCAACATAGTTAAAAACTTTGTAGAATAAGCTGGAAAATGTTCTACTTCAGATCCCCACATTCTACGAAGTGAAGGACAACACCAAAGATTAATAGCATTATTTGGTCCAGAATGCGTTCTAAAATCTAATGAGTCATAATTTTCTCTTGGTAAACAAGATAAAGTAATTCTTGAGTTCAATGAAACAAGTTCATTTAATTGATCATGATATTCAAATTTACATGCAAACTCACACTCAATATCATTCACTTTAGATAAATGATCCAGAAAATGAAGAGATACTAAACAATCTCCATAATGATAGTTATTATAAAAATATAATTTTTTCATAATTAAAGATTTTTTTCTAAGTTTAAAATCATATCCTTCCAATAGTTAAAATCTAACATTTCTACATTGAATTCTTTTTTCTTTTCAATTTCTATTAGATTTTTTAAATGCTCTTTATCAAACAATTCCCTATAACTATCCAAAACAACGATTGGAAATTGTGAATAAAGTTTAGAATAAATTGAATATTCATATGGAAGCAATGGCATATACCATCCCTCCCCATGATAATGAGGAGCTTGATTTACTCTTTCATGAAGAAAAGAATTGGAGTTAATCGTAATTGGTATTCTCTTACAATATAAAGTTTCCCACAATCTATGAGTATCTACACCTGCACCAATAGGACATAAAATTGCTTCATGATTTAACATCTTTTGAATATATTTTTTAGGTCCATCTTCTGATAGGTATTTCCCAACTCCAGAAACAAACCCAACATCTTGAGGATCTTCGTAGTTAATATAATCACTTTCTAATGCAATATTTTTTATTACAGATCTATATGGTTCATTTGTGCCCACAGTGAAGTTAGCATACATAAACTCTTGTGGGGAAGTATCATCATTCAAAAAAGAATCAATAAGCAACTCAGAGATTTGATTGCAATAATCATATGATCCTCCACAATAAGCTGATCCTTGTTGAGGAATAGGTTGCTCAAATGAATTGCATATTCCAATTGGAATTGGAATGACTCTCTCATCATCACACAAAGCATTTTGTGCAAACCAATATTTTACATTATCTAGTGCACAGAAATTATCTACAGAACGATCACCACATCCAGTAATCAAAATAACATCATGATCTTTTTGATTTATTTTATTAAAGACTATATTTAAATCTTCCATACGAGAATAAAATATAGTTTCTTCATTATTAAGAGTTGCAAAATTAGCACTACTTAAAATTTTCATACTTACAAAATACCTTTTCCAATTATACAAAAAAAGGTGGGTTTATGCAACCCACCTATGTAACTCAGGCTCGCCACCAATTCTTTGACTGGAAATTGGAAACCAGGCGGGAGTAACCTCCATCCGCACCACTTGCTCTTGAAGGAAGCAAGAAACCTTAAGGGGGTCATATGACTCCACCAGGATTTTTAAAGTCTCTCCATGACTGAAGGGGGGGTTAATTCATCACCGACCAGTATTTTTTAAGACTCTCCATGTCTCTCCAACTTTTTATTTTCCCAATACTTTTTTTTAGCAACAGACATTTTTTGTTTAGATGCTTGTGAAAAGTGTTGAGGGTTTTTCTTTTTAGTTTCTTTTATTTTATTTTTATGTTCTTCAGTTAGAGATTTTCCATAAAATGGATGATTTTTTCCACTTACGGATTTTGATATTTTTCTTTTAGATTCTTCAGTATGTTTTTTACCTACCCATGATGGTGGAGTATTATATCTACCTCCATCATTAATGTTTTCTAAAATTCCACCTTCAGATTTTTTACCAAATAAAAATATCATATACATTTCATGATTAAATGCTTCATCTTCTGTTAAATTATTTTTTAGAATCAGAATTCTGCCTTTCGGAGGGACAGAAACATTATCATGAACGTGATAGGCTCTACGACCAGTTCCTTTCCCAATATAATAAGGACGATTATCTTCATCCAAATAACAATAAGTATAAAACTGTTTCATAACTGCCTTGGTTTATATAAATTTATTTATAGGACCAGGGTGCTTTTTAAGTCATCCCAAGACTATGCTCGTCAGGGGAATCTAACCCCTCTTCGACGGTTTATGAGACCGTTGCATTCAACAGATTGCTAGACGAGCAATGGAAGTGGAGGGAGTCGAACCCCCAACCGCGCACTAATCTGGTGCATACAGAAGGTATAAGCTTCTCGCTCTGCCAATTGAGCTACACTTCCTTATTATTATGGTGCCTCATTATTCAGTTCAGTGTGTATTCGTATTAATTCATCTTCTGCAGGAATCATAACTGCTCTTTGTCCATCTGCATTTACAATTCCTATGTGCTCACCATTTTCAACTCTATTCATCAGGTTGTCAAAATCTTCTTGAAATTCTTCCACTGTAAAAGTTTTCATTTCATCCTTTCTACAATACTAACCACACCATGAGCATAAAAAAACAAAAGTATTGAACCAATACTTGCACTAATCATTGTAGCAGTTTTATTGTGTTTGTCAATTGCTTCATCAATCATTTTCTGAACTTCTTCAGGTTTCATGATTCCATTCAAAGAACTTTTGCATTGGATCTACTCTTGTCTTTACAATTTCACATGCTCGTTTATAAAACATATTATCTGTGTTACCAGACTCTTCAAATGTTGCCTTTATTTTCACCCAATTATCATAGGTGTGTTGGTCCATTTAGAACTTTTGCAGGTGGTCATTCAACCTCAACAATATTCTTTCTGCTTCTTGGACGTCTATTCCATCTTGTTTGGAATAATATATGTAGTCGTCCAAGGACAAGGTAATGACCTCAATGTCAGATTTTGATAACTTTGGGGTTTCCCAACTCATCTAATTTCAAACTCCAATTTTCTAACTTTACGATTTTTTCTTGCCTCTTGAAAGGCAAGGTCTTCATTTGAGAGCACTTTGTTTGTGCTCTTCTTATTATACCCTGGAGAGACAATTTCTACAAGGCTTAAGTCCAGTGCAGTAATATTTTCTCCTTTAATAGATGTTAAATTATCACAACCACAACATTTAGTTTTTGCTGGATGTGATTCTAATTCTGTGTTGCAATTTTTGCATCTAATCTTTAACATTGTCCTGTACTGATTAATAAGCGGGTAACCAGATTCGAACTGGTGACTCCAACTTGGAAGGATGGCATTTTACCCCTAAACTATACCCGCATGAAGGGGGATTGCTCCCCCATATTTAATTACACTTTAACTTCAATCATACGATTGGCATAGTCATAAGCATAACTGGTTCTGGCACCATGGTGACCCCAACCTATCCAAGTATAGGCGTAATTCATATATCTGTCAATACTTTTACCAGGGGTTTTCATTTTTTCTTCTATTCGTTTCCACTGGACTTCATTAATCAAATACTTTAATTGAGTGTCCATACTAGAAGGACTTCCACCATATTTTCTAGCAAAGTCACCCAATCCATAATATCTGTTGGAAGATGTCCACTGAATCAGACCATAACCACGCCAGCAGCCATGGTAACTGGTTCTGCTACCTCCTTCGCAAATATTAGGAATGAATGTAGATTCTTGCCTAATATTGCCCATGATGGTAGCAAGGGCGTTTCTGTCTTTAATTCCAATGTCCTGGAAATATGCCAGGGCAACATTTTCATTTTCATTACACCCTTTACAAATTAGCCTTTTTTCTTTTGGCTTTTCAGGAGCAACCTCTTTGGTCGCTGTCGATGTTTCAAACTCCTTAATAATAGAAAATGGCACTGGAGGTGCCGTCAAAGGAGGAAACAGAGGCAGTGTTGCCACGTTGGTTGTAACCGTTGCCAAAAAGGGCAGGGCTACTGTAAAGAAGTTTTGCATTTAAATTGATTGAACTCTACATCCCAATAGAGAAAGCGCACTTCCCTCATCCCTGAGGGCAATCTCCTGGGCTCTAAATCATTATCAAAATCTCATAATAAAAATCATAATGAGCGACTATTTAGTTTCATCAAACATACCATTCATGTAATCAAGGGACATAACCTCAATTTCGGTATTATTGATTACCCAATCTTGAATTTCTTCATACAACGCAGAAGCATCAGAAGATCTTCCTTGCTCACACAGATAATGCATCCTATCAATAATATTGTCAACTTGAACTTGGCACATCTGTTTCAATTGGGTTTCGTTCATAATAATCTTTTCTGAAATATCTTGATAAGATATTGCTATTGTAGAATGCTGGTTCTCCGTTGTCAAGGGACTCCGTGAGGACGTTGTTGACAAAGAGTTGTCTCGTTTCCTCATAATTAGTTTTGCCCTTTGTTTTATGTAATGATAAAATAGTCCTCTTAAAATTTTCTCTACCATATTTGTCTATATCCTCTTTGAGTTCTGGGCAGGATCCATAGTATTTTTTCCAGTCAGATTCCATCTTAGTTCGTCTACTCTTGCCTCTTTCTTTGCGGAAAGACCAGAAATATTTTCTACCAATATAGTCCCTACCAGTTTTGTCGCAATGAATATGGTATACAAAACCAAAATAATCCTGAATATCAGAAGACTCAAAAATTTCCCCATTGAATCTCCAAGGGTTTTCATAGCTCATCTTAGAACATCTTATGATCTAGTATTTATCCTTCAACCCTAACAGAGTGATTCTACTGATCTTTGGATTGTTTGTCAACCTGTGCTTTTTTCTCCCTGACCTTGGAGATCAGAGCATTGAGCTTATCCCTCTTCATGATTTCAGAGGGTCTCCTGCCTCTTCTGGGACCCTCTGGAGGAGTTAATTCCTCATTCATCTCTCTACCCCATACCTCTTGTCTGATCTTGAGGTGTCCATGTTCTTCTTGGCTTGAGAAGTAGAGATAGCATATCTCAAACTCTTGATCTCTTTAGGGGACTTCTCTGGGTATGTCTTTGCAAGCTTTGAGGGCTTGATTGCTTTGTAGACACTTTCCTTTTCTCTCTTCTCTGCAGCATCAAGGGCACGCTCTCTTAAGTGTGCTCTTAATTGCATCTCAAGTTCTTCTTTCTTAACTCCTCTTCTTTCTTCATGCTCTGCTCTACGTGCTCTCTGCTGACCACCACCCAATGCTAAAGCACCACTTGGATTAGCATATCTTTTAAGTCTAGCAGCAGATCTCTCATGCTCTGGGAGTTTTTTATCTACCTTTGCTTCATCAACTAATTCACCTTCAATCTCATAGGAATCTGCCATCCCATGAATATGCTTACCCTTAGACTTCTTATCTGCTCTTGCTGCTGATTGTGCTTCAGATCCAGCATACTTAGCACCAACTTTTGGTTCCATTTTGCTTGCTCTTTTATCAGCAGCTAATTCTCTTCTAAGTGCTTTTTCATCAGCACTCAATGCTTCATCCATTTGAGCATAAACTTGCTCATATGCTTCTCTAATGTTATTAAGTCCTGCCATGACGCACCAAATCCTTTTTAGTTATTTATAAAAAAAGAGGGTCCTAAGACCCTCTACATATCAAGCAACTTGTGGTTGCTTTGCCATATTCAATTGTGCTGCATGAAGGAGTTTTTCCTTCTTATCTTTTTTCTTAAGATAACGAACGAAGTAAGTATTCATTTGTGCCCCTCCTTTACATACTTAACTCCACGATAAGTTTCATTGTATTGTTGGGGTTGCTGCATCATTTGCTGTTGGTATTCAATACGCTTTTGAGTGTCATATTCAACACCACGATAGACAACTTTAGACATTAGGTTTGCTCCTTTACTATTGTAAATTCGCGTTCCTTCGGTTTCCCTACTTCCGTCACATTGTGTGATGAACGTATTATTATATTATAGATTTATTTTGTATAATCTGTTACAGTTTGAATCCTGCAAAAGTATCTTTCTTCACATCCTGTTTAATACCACCAACAACATAAGATTCAACTTCTGTTTCCTGTGGAGCAACTTGAAGACCTTTAGATGAAATCCAGTGTTCAGTCCAAGGAAGTGGATTATTCTTTGCAGCAATATCATACAATGGTTTGATTCCAATTGCTTTCATTCTACGATTTGCAACCCATTCAACATACTGATGTAACAGTTTGTCATTCAGACCAATCATAGAACCATCCTTAAACAGATACTCTGCCCAGTGCTTCTCTTCATTTACACAATTTTCAAAAGCAGACCTTACCCATTCTTCTTCTTCTTTAGCAATTTGTTGCATCTCTGGATCATCTCCTTCGCGCCACTTATTGAGGATGTTCTGAGTAATGACAAGGTGCTGATTTTCGTCTCTTGCGATGAGAGAGATAATTTTAGCGGATC